GATATGGACCTGGCTCGGGGTCAGTCTAACTGTTTTGCGTCCAGATGATTGCGCTGTTGAGCGACCGGCAGATGCTACAGATTGGACGGGTTTTGTAGCTCCTGTATTCTGTACCCCATCAAATTTATGGGGAAACTCTTTTCTCATCCTAGAGTCAATCTCAGCATAATAATCGTCTGAGTTTGGATCAAAGCCTTCTTCAACCACTTTTTTATGGACACCAAAACTAGCATAAGTCATTGCTTCGTCTTGACCAAACCAAGTGTTTTTCTCGGCCCAGGCTTCTGCCTTAGGATCTTTACGTTTAGGAGGAGCATCTACAGGGGCGTCCTGTGGAACTTCCTCCTCTTTAGAAACTTTCCTAGCTTCATTTGTAGCTAAAACCCTTTGATTGTCAATAGCTAAGTTAGATAGCTGCTCTTGAGCTGTAACTTGAGCTTGAACATCGTGAGATTCAATTGCTCTTTGTAAGTCATCTTTAACTTTAGCTGTTTCAATTTCAGTTCTAGCTTTGAACTCATCAATATAACTATTGTCTAAGCTGTTTTTTTCTGCTTTTAGTTTTTTGTTCTCTTCTGCAACACGTTTTGCATATTTAAAAGAAGCTTCTTCTCGTCTTTCAGTTTCACGAAGTTTTCCTGTGAGTTTAGCTATTCTACTTTTAACTTTATCACTGTAATCATCTAGTTCCTCTTCTTTTGCTTGAGGTTCTTGAATCTCTACTTGAGGTTTTTCGTCTTGTTTAACTTCAACATCAACGTTGTCACCTTCTGTAGGAACGTTTACGACGGGTTCTTCGATTGCTGTATTTATTGCTTGTTCAGGCATGGTTCCTCCATGTTATTAATATAAATGCAAGATATCCTCTGGATTCTTGATTGTTGCTAAAATTTCGTCATCATTTAAAATACGTATCTCTCCGCCATCAATTTGAAGACGAGAGCCTGCGTATCTACCAAAGATAACCCAGTCTTTCTCTTTACACCACGGACCTTCCGGGAATCTGTTTGAATCTTTATAAGCATCAGGTCCCACAGATAGAACGAGTCCACATGTAGTAGTCACTGATTGCATCTCAACTGTTTGATCTGATAATATAACTCCACCTTTAGTTTTCCCTGTTCCTTTATAAGGAAGGATAACTATACGCCAACCTGTTGGCTTAGGTAATTTTTCTTTTAAATCTTGAGGATTGTTTGATTGAATTGGTTCACTTGGACCTTTATCAAAGTTTAAAACTCTGTCAGGTATTTTCTTTTCCTTCGTCGACATTTATTCTCCTTTTTTGCAAGAAATCTTGTGTTTCTTGTTCTATAAAATCTAACGAAGCCAATTGTCCGATAAGATTCATATAATTAGTATAGTCTGTTGCACCGCCTGTCAAGATAACTGTGCTTATATCTGATCTCTTATTTCTAATAGTTTTGTTTAAAAATTCTAATAATTCTATTGGATCCATATATTATTTTTTTACTTTTGAAATCATACCTTTGATACCAGGTGCCGCCCTAACCCCCAGACTGACACTGCAGGCAAGGTATAATAAATGAGTATAATACTCAGGTAAAGTTTCCAAAATCTCAAACCCACGAGCTATATGTGGTTGCATAAAAGGCAAAAAGCTGCAAATTGCAGGAACCATCAGGGCTAGTAAAACAAATTCGTCTTTCCACGACCCTTTCATTTGATCTACAGCCGAAGCCTCCCACGCTACTTTCCCAGCGATCTGCTGCTCCTTCAAACTCTTCTGTGCTTGAATCTCAGTAAGTTTTAATTCTGATTTTGCTTTTTTAGTTGCAACAAAACCTTTTACTGTATCACCTATAATTGAAGTGAGAGGCCCGACTAGTAGATTGAACATTTTATGCTCCGCCCATTTTCCACAAAACAGTTAAAACAACTGCGCACACAATACCAGCTTTAATCCAGTCTTTCATGTTCCAATCGTTCCATTCTTTTAACCATTCCCATGTATCTTTAAGTAGTTTCATGTTGCCCTCCTTAATTTTTTGAAATTATTTATACTTGACGGTATTCTTCATACCTTTGTGGCCTTGAGTTACAGTTTGAACATCACCACCATCTTTATACATCATGCCACCGCCCATCATCTTTTTAGCTTGGCCTCCGTATTTATAATTCATCATTCCGCCACCCATCATTTTTTTAGCGTGACCACCATGTTTATAATTCATCATGCCACCGCCCATCATACCAGGTATTTGAATCTCTTTAGGCATTCTAATAACTTCGTCAACTTTTACATCGCCACCGTTCTTCATGTAGCCCATATTCTTGACTGCTTCAGGTGCTACTTTTTTCAAAGCCTTTAAACCCGGTTGTGTCTTTTCATTAATCTTTTTCATAACTTCTCCTTAGTGTAATGTTTTTGTTTGGTCGGCAAAACCTAACTCTATTATTTGTCTAAATAAAACTTTTGTCAAGTCTTCTCCTAATGCTTCAGTATATAACATTTTTGCTGTATTTAAAAATGCATTTGCAATAAAAACAGTATCATCAGGATTCTTTGTGTTTTCTAATGCTATTTTATAGGCTTTTTTCATAATTTTATCAGTTAAATTATTTATATCATGTACGTCCATTAGCAATTCCATTTCCTCAAAGATTTATTAATCCTTGAATTAGGATCATTTGCTGTTTTTGAACTTGTTAATTTTTTCTTCATACCAGACATTCTAGCACAAAAAGACTTTCTTCTACTAGCGGCTTTTGAACCTTTTTTTAATTTAGAGGGTTTAGTAGTAACTGCTGTTTTAAGTTTAGAGCCAGGATTAGCAGCTCTGTAAGAAGCTACGCCTTTTTTGTTTAGGCCTCCTGATTTACTCTTTCCTTCTTTTCTTGTCCATGCAGCTGTCTTTGGCATTATCTCATAGCCATGCCATATCCTCGTACAGCTAGCCCTCCTGACCTTGCTTTTAGTGTTTTAACATTTGATGGTTTTGGACCTGTGTTTCCTGCTTGTTGTTTTCTAGTTACAGCACTTTGTTTTTGTCCTTTTGACATTGCTCTTGCTTTAGCTATAGGAACACATTTAGGATAATTTTTTCTTTTTTCTTTACCGCTTCTACCGCATTTAGGATAAGAACCGTCAGATTTTTTATTGGCTATATCTACCCAATTTTCTTTAACCCAAGCTCTTAATCCTTTTTTAGCCATTAATTTAGTGAGGTTGCTTTTCTACGAGTTACTCCGCCACAAGCTGCGGCTATAATTTTACCGCCTCTAACTTTTCTGTCTGCAGAAACTTGTTTTCTTGATTGTGATATCTCATTTATAGAACCACCCATTGCTTTTTTCTTTGGTTTCTTTTTGCCACCAGGTTTTATCTTGCCTGAACACACTGCAGATGCATACATGTTAGCATAGGCACTTGGATAAACATCAAACTTTCTTTTTGCTGCGGCTTTTCCTTTTGCACATAATTTTCCCATTTTAAGTCCTCCCTTTATTCATTTGAGATTGCTTTACAGCTATGTTTTCTCTTTGTTGTTCTTTTTTCAGTAGTCTATCTTGTGCTCTTTCACTTCTATCCATATTGCGATCTCCCTCAGCTTTGTCAAGAGCTACATTTGCCTTTAACTGAGCTATATCTTCTTGAGATTGCATTCTTTCTCTATCAACAGCATCCTTTTGTTCTAGTTTTTTCTCATCTAGAGCTTGTTTTTGACCCTGTTGCATTGCTTTTAGCTCTAAATCGTTCTTTTTTAGGTCTATTTCTTGTTGTTTTAGTTGAATTAGTGGATCTGACCCTGTTTGATCAAACATTTCTTGCTCTTCAGCTACCATTTGTTCAATTATCTCTGCAATTTTGACTGCAACAGCACTTTCTGTCTGTGCTTGTAGTTGTTCTTGTTGTTCAGGTGGTATTTGACCCCCTGTTTGTTGCATTATTTGTTGCATTTCAGGTGCCATTTCTTCTTGTATGATGTTTCTAGCCATAAATCCAACATGTTCTGTTATGTGTGATTGCAACATTGACATAATTGGAGGATTTTGTCTTACTAAACTTGAAGACATAAAGGCTCTGTGTGCTCTAATGTGTGCAGAATGATCCTGATCAGGAAATGCTACAGGTTTTTGTGCTACAAGAGCACCTGCGTTCTCCATGGCAGGATCTTTTGGTTGTGGCTGAGGTGGTGGAGGTAATACTTTTTCAATATTTTGAACTCCAAGAGCTTCGTACATTCTTCTGTAAGCTTCATGTAAATTATGTATCTGAGGATTTGACTGAGCAAGTTGTAACTGTGTTTGTGCAAGAGTTACACGCTGTGCCATAGAAAATATGTTTGGATCTGAAACAGGAATGACATCTACTCTGTCATCAAAGTCTGTTTGCTTAACCATTTGATTACCACCTGCTACCATGTAAGGATATTCAGGAGGTAAGTATTCTGAAAATACTTTTGATAATAAATTAAATTCTACTTTTTGAGCATAGTGTAATCTTTTGTGAATAGCGGACATAACTTTCATGCCACGTTCTAAGATAGCCATAGTTGTTCCAACAGGTTGTTGCTGACTACCACCCTCACCCATCATCATATCTGTTACACCTGCAAATCTTCTACCTGCTTCTGTAACAAATCCTAATAATTGAAATAAAGTTCCACTTGGTTCTTTGTAAGGTAAAGGCATAAGTGAATCACGTAAACTTCCGCCAGGTGCATCAACATCACGCCATTCTCCTGGCTGTAGTGGTTCATCATCATCTCTGACTCTAAGTCCTCTTGCTTTAAATCCTGCAGGTAAGTTTGATAGAGTTCCTGCATCTATAAGTTGACGTAAAGCTGCAGTAGCAGTTCTTGATAAACCACCTAGCATGTGTATAAGACCAAAGCCGTAGAAACCTAGACCAGGTAAAAACTTGTAGTGAGTAAAATATTGTTTCTTTTTTCTTAATGGATCTGCTTGATTCCAATTTCGATATATAGATAAAACTTCTCCTGTATCTTCATCAATAGTAACAATGTAAGGCAACATAATACCTGTGTTATTGTTTTGACCATCTTTGTCTTCAAATCCAGGAATGTCTAAATCAACATGCATCTCTAAAAGATTATGCTCTTCTTCACTAAATGAAACTTGTTCTACTCCTGATATCTCATCTTGTTTTTCTTTTATTTCTGATACATCAGATCTTGATGCTGATACATCAATATCACGATAAAAACCTGACACTTGATTTTTTCTCAAATCATTGTGTTTCATTTTTACAATGTGTGTAATACGCATACAAGTTTCTAAGTCTGAGATAAGGTAAGGAACTACTAAATCTTCTGCAGGTATAAATTTAGATACAGCTCGTTCTAGAGTTCCATCATAGTAAATTTTTTTGAAAGCTGATCCTGCTAAAGGTAAGTGAAATAACATTTGATCAAGCTCGGGATCAAACTCTTGCATGACATTGGTCACTTGATAGTTCATAAAACTTTTGATTCGCTTTGCTTGTGCTTCTACTTCAGGAGTAGGATCTCCCATAACTTGAGTTCTAACAGGTCCTCCTGCAGGAAGTAATTCTTTATAGGCTTGTGCCTGAAACTGTGTGACTGCCTCTGATAGTAAAGGATGAGTTACACCTGTAGCACCTGGAAAAGGTGTAGTCCTCTCTTCATACTTAAATCCAAGTAGGTCTAATCCATCTTTGTAAGTGTTTTCCCAATCTGAACGAGAGTTTTTGTCATCTTCAAAGTTACTTTGAAGATCTGAAGATATCTTTGATAAAAGATCGTCGTCTAAGAATTCTGCTATATTTGATGTAAAATCGGTTTGTTCTGCCTGTGATTGATTAGGATCAAAATCAAGCGTAACTCCACCGTCCTCTTCTGGGATTATTTCAACCCCATTTTGCATGTTATTTGAATCAGGTAGCTCTATAGATTGACCTTTTTCTTCAATCTCAAGAGGACCATCTTCTGTCTGTATGATTCTTTTTTCAGCCATTATTAAGCTCCTATGGGTCTCAGTATATCATTAATTGATAATACAGGGTTAAACATCTTTTTCTTTTGTACTATACCTCCATCTTTAAAGTATGTTGCATAAGGTGTCAACATGTCAGGTGTTAATTCTAATAAGTAAGTTTCTACTTCAGAACCTGAGTTACCGAAGTCTATTGTTCCTATGGATACGTCAGAATTTTTTGATCTAGCTATTCTTCTCAAAGATTCTTCAGAATTACTTGTAAAGTGTGCTCCTGTATGATCTACGGCTTTGGGTCCACCATATTGCATATCATAGGCCACAGCTTTACCACTTCTATTAGGATCAGTAGGATCGAGTTTTATGCCTCTTGTAGGATCTGCAGCTCTTACCGCCTTAGCAGGTGCTACAGCATAGTGAGAAGGAGCATCTCTGTTTATCTGTATGGCTCCGTTTTCATCGAAGTAAAATCTTTTCTTAGCTGCTTCATAGACATCATTTTTAATCAAGGCATCTACCCAATCTTTTTGATCTTTGAAAGGTATATTAGGAAACATTTTATTCATATCTACATTGTCAATTACTCTGTTGATTTCTCTTAAAGACTCATCTCTTAGTTTACCCGCAGCTTTAAGTGCTTGAAACATACCAGGAGTTACTCTGTCTATTTCTACTTTTGCTACATTATCAAATACTTCTTTTGCTTTATTTAAATTTGTTAGTTGCTCGTTAATCTCAAAAGCAGTAGCAGGTAAAGGTCTAAATACATTATCTAATCTCGTCTGTATGTTTTTAACTTCCTCTAAATCTCCTCGTTCAGCATAAGCTCTAACATCTTTTTTTAATTTTGCTTTGACACTTGCAGCTTTTTGTAAGAAGTCTGATTGTATTTCATCAGCCACACTAACAAAAACATTTGCTCCTGCTGCTGACTTACCTTTTCTAGTGCTGTTTAATGACCATCCAATAACGTATGGTTCAGAGTTTGGACCTAATTTATTTTTGGTGGCAAAATCAACATCATCTGTTACTTGTCTCATAGAAGAGTGACCTTCATATCTTGCTATGTCACTAGGAAGACCTCCAATGTCTCCTCTAATATCGGCAGAGTCTATCCATAAAACTCTTTCCTCTCTTGTTCCTGCTACATAGTTATCATTTCTTCCAGAGTCTCCGTATTTAAGGTTTCCTGCATAATCACCATACTTAGCTGATTGTATAGAATTAGAAGGAGATGATGCTACAAGGTCAGCAATCTCATCATAGGTTATAGGTGTTTCGTTTGTAAACTGTCGAGTCTCTTTATTAAATCCACCTTTTTTATTTAAATATTGTCTGATGTAAGCATCTTGTAGCTCACTCTCTCTAACACCAATAGATCTAAAATAGTCTTGCCATTCTTTTGCAGATAGAGCGATACTATCTCTTGCAACAGGTTGACCTTTGATAATTAAATTACCTGTAGGAGAGTTGATGTTTTGCACTAATCTTGAATAGTAAACTCTATTACTTCCTGTTCCAATAGCTGCATCGGGAGTCAAAGTAACAGCTAGTTGTGTTCCTGTTTTTTTCTTTTTGACTTTGACAGGCACTTGTACTTCTTCTACTCTAAATGTCAGCCCTTCTTGATTTCCTAATTCTAATGCTTTTTGATTAGCATCATCTAATCCAGGAGATTGAAAAACTTTTTGTCCTTCAGGACTAATAATATTATAACGTGTTTCTGTTTCTCTTTTAAAAGGAAGCTTGGGTGCAGGTAATGCTTTTTGTTGAGACTTTTGAATATTTGTAATTGTTTTCGGTGCATCTCCTACCATCATCCAATCCATGATAGGTTTAAATACTTGTTTAAAAGGTGCTGCTTCTGCGGAAGGTATAAATAAATTACCTATCTTCGAGAGCATTGATGCCTGGTCCGTTGTTCGGGGTTCTTGATTTTCTTCTGCCATAACTTGATCTCCTTCTGCATAGCCGCGGATCTCGCCTCCTCTAGCTTTTGTTATAGGATCTACATCAAATTTAGGTCCTGTAAAATCTTTTGTTTTTGATGTCTTGACTGGTATTTCAACATCTCCAAAATTCTTGTCAGTTTTTGTTGGTCTATAGCCAGGACTTTGTTTTGCAACGTATTGAAAGTATTTTTCCGTTGCATTGACAAGATCATCTACACTAGGAGGTATCTCATTACCCACTTTAAATTGTTGTTGTCCAAATTTAAAATATACAACAGTGCCAAGCTTGTTTGCTTTTTTATCCAACTCAACAAGTCTTTTGTTAATTTCAGGTGGAATTTTTTGTCTTAACTGAGGACCAACTTCTTTATTAACATATTTTCTATTTACTTCACTAACAATTTCTGCAATCTCGTCTTCAATCTTTCTGTGATGTTCTATATTAGTTCTTGCTAAACTTAAACTTGTAGATCCTTTTAAAGAACCAGCAAAACCAAAATCATCTCTCATAAGCTGTAAAGGAAAATTATGCGACAAATGAAGAACAAAATCACCTTTATCTAAATTTTGAAACTGCTGTGGAAATTCAGTACTGTACATATCAAAAAGATCTTTTATTCTTTCTGTGCCTTGTTCTCTTAGCTTATCAAGATTTCTAATTGTAGCGATGTCATTCTTATATAATTCTTTGTAGTTTTTTTCTACTAAGTCATCTACTAATGCTTGATATAATTCTTTTTTATTTCCTTTAAAATTTGGAAACAAGTTGGGATTTACACTTCTTAGATAATCATAAAGAAAAACATATTCTGCTCTTCTAGGACCAGATCCTATTTGATATCCAAGTTTCTCTCGATTCTCGCTCAAGACAGTAGGAATAACTGCTTTTTTACCTTCACCCTTAAACTCTGTAGATGCAAAATATTTTTTGTAGTCTTTATTTGCAGTAAAGAATCGAGATAACTGTCCACCATCTATTCTATTACCATTAAAATCTACATTGGTTATTTCATTTTTAAAATGAAATCGACCATCATTCATAAAAGTATCCATATAGTTTTTTAAAAAATCAGGTACTGTTTCAAAACCTCTATCAAAACCAAAATCAAATGTCTTATCCAATTTAACTTTTTTTCTATAGGAAGGATTACTTTGTAAAAAGGCACCTACATCATTTGTTATAGTGCCATCCGACGTCTTGGTGCTTTTAAACATATCACGTAGATCCTGTGAAGTAATAAATGTTCCTTCAGGAAGAGTATCTAAAAACTCTCTCATCTCTTCTCTTCTAGCAATGCCTGGTTTCACTGCAACAAATTTGTCACTTATATCCTTACGATTATATTCTTTAACTTTATTGACTTGTGCATAAGATAAACCTGTTTCATCTGCAATTTGTTGAATAGAAAATTTTTTATTAGGGTCTTGTTTTTTAAAAAATTCATTTACAATTTCTGAATTTGATATTTCTTTTTTATTTATTAATTCATTTGTAGCTTTTCTAATTTCTGGAAATTTCATAACCAATCTTTTGCCTTCATCCTTTGATATTCCTATTTCATCATAAAGATCAATTTTTTGTTTGTATTTTTTTCCAGACTGATTAGCAGCTATTATTGCCTTTTCTAATTTTTCTTTTGTTGCTTCTTGGCGTGTCATTAATACAGGAAATTGATTTTCAATATCTGCTATTACTTCTGGAATCTCTTGACGCGCTTGTGAATTGGCAACTAATTCACCTAAAGGCATATCTTTATACTTATCTAAAACTTCACCGCCGACTTTTTGAACTGCTTTTCGACCACCCGCACCACCTAGCCAAAACTCTAAAGGTAATATGCCAACACCTAATTGTTTAGTTCCTGATAGTTCTGTAAATTTTTTTCCTTCTTGAATCTCTTGAGATCCTTTAATTGCGTCCTCTAAAATAAAATTTAGACCTGAGTTGATGCCTTCTTCAAAGGTAAGTTGTTCATACTTGTTTCCTGTTCTTTGCTCATAGAAACGAATATCATCAGCAGTCATTTGTCCTGGTACTTTGTCAAACATCTTTTGAGCTTCTTTTCTAATAGCAGATTTTTGTCTTCCTCTTTCTGCAGCTTCAGGATTAACCATATTCTCTGCAATTCTACCAAGAGTTTGTGCCATTATATCTCCGTAAAGATTAATAGGACCTCTTGCAATATCTGCCATAAGTTCTGACGATTTGTCTAATTTATCTTGTTCTGCTTGAGATCTAAACTTTCTAATATCTTGATACTTACGTCCTGCTCTTACAGGCGCAAAATTTGCTAATCTACTATTGTTATTAACGGCCATTAATAATATTCCCTCTGTAGTCTTGGTGTAGCCTCATCCACATAGTCAGTACTCATTCGTATAAAGTTACCTTGTCTAAATCGCATTACCGCTTGTGTCATGCTGTCCACCAAGTCATCGTGATCGCCATAGGGAAATGCAGCGCATTCCTCAATAACGTCGTCCGACCACCTTGTTTCAGGTGTCCATATCATACCACTTTCGAACAACGGTGCAACAGAATTAACCCTGACATGCTTATCTTGTCCCTTACTTGGTGTNAAGTTGACAACAGGAATACCAAGTTGTCTTAGTTCATGAGTTAGCGGTAGACCAGATGCTTTTGCTTCTATGATTATTGTTTCAGGTTCCCAATATTTATATTCTTTGAATGCAATTTTTTTTAGTTCAGGAAAGTCCCATCTACCTCGTTTGGCATCTATGAGTATCAGATGAGGGACATTGTTGGGTTTAGGATAGAAGACTCCCCATGTTGTAATGGCAGAATAGTCTGCTGTTTCTTTTTTACTAAACGCTGTATCGTAACTTTGAATAATGTGATGCAGCTCTGGCATGTCATCTTCTTCCCAATAGTTCCACCACTCTCGTTTGATAATACTGCCTTCTTGTGATACGGGAGCCTGTTGCCACTGTGCATTCCACTTAGCCGCGGACAGCGAGGCTTTGACAGATTCTAATTCATCTAGTTTCCAGAATCCTGGCCATACAGGTTTGTTGCTTGGTAAGATAGCAGGGAACTCTACAACATCCCATTGATCTGCTTTGAGTTCTCCTTGCTTCTTCATTAACTTACCTGTGAGATCTTTTACCGACCAACGGGTCATAACAATGACGATTGCACCCCCAGGTTGTAAACGTTGACGAGGACCTGATGTGTACCACTCGTATGCTGAGTCAAGGGCGGTGTCGCTTAGTGCGTCTTGTTCTGAATGTGGATCGTCGATAATTAACAAGTCAGCACCACGACCTGTTACTGCACCACCTGTACCTGCAGCGAAGTACTCTCCACCTTGTAAAGTTTCCCAACGACCTGCCGCCATACTATCAGGTTGTAACTGAGTTTTGAAAATTTTTTTATACTCTTGTGTATCCATTAAGTTTCTAACTTTACGACCAAAGCGAATAGCAAGTTCTCCTGTGTGTGTAGTTTGCATGATCTTTGCTTTAGGGTTTTGGCCCACGAACCACGCAGGAAAGAGAAAGGATGCGAACTCAGACTTAGTGTGTCTTGGTGGCATGTTGACGATTAGTCTTTTTAATTTTCCAGATGCAATATCTTCAAATTTTTTTGCAATTATTTTATGATGAGTTCCTTCTTTGAACTCAGGCCAAACATTTCTTACGAATGCTAAAAATTTTTTTTGTGATTGTTCTTGAACGTTATATTCTAATTTTTTTATTTTTAATTTTTTTGCAAGTATCTTGGCTTCTTCTGTGGTTAAAGTTTCTATAGATTCCATATTTTTTACCCCCCTGACTGACTGTCTCTAACTTATATAAGCCCTTCCTGTGCAAGTCCGTGTCCGCATTTAGGGGGTCGCCCATGATCTAGATACCATATCTAGTATGGTTTGGCAATATAGGAAAGCTTTTGAGCTGATACCAGTCAAACCCAGATGGAAGCACGCCAGTTTTCAGGCATAAAAAAAGCCCTCGTTTTTTTAGGACGAGGGCTGATAGACACGGAGATGTGTCAACTTTTAGGGCTAAGTATTTAACCTCTCATTAATGTTAAATCTTTCAGCAAGACCTTGCATGATCTTTTGCCCAAATCTTTTAACCTCGGGATTGTTTGAGGTCATTACAAATTCAAATATCTCATAATCGAGATACTGACAAACAGCTTGATAGTTAATAACTTCACTACCAATACTATTAACATGAGAATTCTGTTTGACCAGAATATCTCTTTTAGCTTTTTCCAATTCAGCTTTGATAACTGTTTGAATGTCGCTAAGAGTTAAGTCATTTGACATAGTATATTTCTCCATTTCTATCCTAACTTTATAGGAAAAAAGCAGAAACTACAACACCTCTTTTAAAAAAGATTTAAGACCATTACATAAGTTTAAATTTACCACGCAACTTTCCCAACCCCCTGCCGTGGCTTTTTATATATAGTAATAGTGTCCAAAGGCTAGATATTCGCCTCAATGGAAAATGTTTGTGAACAAAACTCAACACACATTGTGCAACTCGATTCCAGGGCATCCGCTATATACTATATAATGGTAGCAAAGGCTACAATTCATCTTTAATGGAAAACACACCTGCAGCGGCGTGCTGCCCGGTAAATATACTATATATTACTAGAAAGGGTACGATTCGCCCACAATGGAAACTAAAAGAAGATAACGAAAAACGGCTCCGCCACTATCAGCAGAGCCAAGACTATTATATATTTCACACGGCCAACATTTCTTGCATCTTATTCCAGGGATCGCTGCCCGGTGACACCTGCACCGATGCCCCATCGAACCAGTCCAAGAACCAATATTCGAGCCGATGCAGCTCTCTGTTCTCGTTCACATATCCCCGCAACTCGTCTCCTGGTCCGCCCCAACTAAACTGCCAACGCCAATAGCCTTCGGGCTGATCGTCCCACGTGTGCGGATCCACATAGTCAAAGCCCAAGTGATCAAACTCAGGATCTTGTAAATCTTTCTGACGGTCTTTCCATTCTTCTTCAACTCTTTGCTTACATGTTTTATTCATCTTCTTTCTCCTTTTATTATATCCCATTTATATAGGATCTTCCTGCAGCTGTCAACCATCCAGTCAGGTTACCAGGTGGACACGCTTTTTATATATATAGTAGCACTAAAGGGCGAGATTCACGGGCAATGGAAAACGTTTAGAGGCAAAAGATTGCTTACCTAAATGGTCAGCCGCTACTGCCGTCCGGAAATTGTTATATTATTATTGGTCGACAGGGCATGATTCACGGGCAATGGAAAACGCAGCTGTGAGCTTTTCCTGCCGAGCCGGAACTGTTATAAGTAATGTGGCACAAAGGCCACTATTCACGGGCAATGGAAAACACATCTACCATCTCCTGGCGGAACCAGCAGCTATTGATATAGCTATTATAGTCGAAACGCTAGTAATCGACGTGATGGAGAATGGTCAGAGTAGCGAGCCAAAAGAAAGGCTTGCGAAAACCCTTGAATCGTATGAGGAATGCCCCCAATACAAAGACCAACGATCCGAGAAACATTAACATCCCACCATTATAGGATAATCAGGAGCTGCTGTCAACCCATTGTGTCCCCCCGGACTAATACTATATATCAGCACCAATGGGCGATAGATCCCCGTAATGGAGAACGGGATCGAAGCAGCGTAGCATCAGCTCCTGGTTCCATGGATAGGGTACAATGGCCACGGGCGGAGTATCCAATCCCGTAATGGAGAGTTCACGGGCCTGGGATCCTGAATATATATACACCCCCCTCCCCCCGAGGGCCTGTGCCATGATAAAGTTATTGCCACCTGCCAAATTATAACTGTAATTCCACGCAATTTGCTTAGGCGTTATACTTATCTTTTTCACACGAGTACATTTCAACTCTGCCCAAAACATGACAGAATCTCCCATTTCATTCTTAAAAACACCGTGCAAATCAGGCACTCCTGGAGAACTTGTGGATTCTATTCTAGTCCAATGTATTCTCGGAGTCACTTCTTTCAGTTTTTTCCAAAATCTAGTTTCTGGTTTTGTTGTCATAAGGCACACCATCCTCGTTTTGAGTGATGCTATTGTGCCATACTTTACCAAAAATACTAAACCAAAAATGTTTCCAAACACTCGACTCAGCTTGTCTCATAGCTCTTAATGCTCTCTGTTGACGTTTGATATTTAAAGTTAAGTTATCCATTTCTTTCTACCTCCAATATTGATTTTCCTATGTAATAAGGAATATGTGGAATTAAACTATTTCCTAATGATTTAAGTCTGTCCACCCTTTTGGGTACCCCATGAGCCACTCGACCCACGTCGGGTTCAACTGACCACCAGGCGCTCCCTCTCGATACGCTACCTCTGTCTCTAGGTATTTCTTGTGATGCAGATTCGCTATGTTCTGAGTCAGCTTTGAATTCATTCCTGCCGCTGCTCTCGGAGTCGGCCACATCAATCTTGGATGTGCTACCTGATCGTTCAGACTGATCGGCATCCCCTTCTCTAGTTTCATCTTCATCCTGGTTTCCGAAGAAGGACCACGGCCACTGTGAGCATCGGGTGTTCTCCACATCTTCACTATTGTGGGATCCACTTGTTCTCTCAAATTGGATGGTCTTGTTCTGCCCTTCCTTGTTGTTGTCATCTGTTTTTTCACTGACTCGGGACTTCTCTGTGGTAGATGATCCATTGTGTTCGGAGTAGCCCACAATCCAGACTCTTTCTCTTTGGTGGACTGCACCGACGCTCGAAGCTGAAATACTAAACGCTCTTGCGGAGTAACCTTCACTCTCCAGGTTCTCAAGTACGGTGTCGAGACCGAGTTTAATGTGTCCAGCAACGTTTTCTCCAATAACCCAAGTCGGTCTGAGTTCTTTGATAAGTCTAAAATACTCTGGCCAAACGTGTCTCGGATCTTGCTCACCTTTTTGACGTCCAGCGATGCTGAATGGTTGACAGGGGTATCCTCCTGTGATGATGTCGATTTTAGTATGTCCATTTGCTTCAAGTCTTTCACTATTTAACTCCTTTACATCGTCATAAATTGTAACCCACGGCCAATGCTTTCTTAAAACCTTTTGACAATATGAGTCGTAATCACAAAATGCTACAGTTTCAAATCCACCTGTAGATTCTAAACCTAAACTAAATCCACCTATACCTGAAAATAAATCTAAGTGTTTAAGTTTCATTTGGTATAAAGATTGGACTGTGCCCACCTTTAGCTGCTAGCTCTGATTCAATAAAATCATACTTAGGATCTTTTCGAACTTGATGACCTTCAAACAATTTATTCATCATTTGATTTGGTGTTAGCATCTCGTGAGTTCTATCTGAAAACACTATGACATAAACTTGTGTTTCACTTGTTTGTGTTTTGACTTTCCATCTTTTAAATCTGTGAATAGCCTTACCATAAGATTTTGATATGTACTCTTCCATCTTATGTTTACCCAAGAGTCTCTCTTCCTTGTCACGCATTTCTATTTTCCAAATTGGCTGTTCATGCAAACCAGTTCCAGGGTTTGTATCTCCCTCATCTATTTGCTGTAAGCCTACGATAATTTTGCTCATGATCTATTTTTCTAATACCTCCTTTCTTTTCTTGTTCTGTTAATTTGTATTTAATTTTAGGCCAAAGGATTTTGACCAACGGGTTGTTCATATCATTGCGACCGAACAAAGTTATGTTTAAGTGATTACACATAATATCAAACTCTGTCTTGTCCAAATCAATTCTTATATATGCTCTTTTCATTCTAAATTCTCCTTACAAGATAATTTATCCCATAAAGATATGAATTGCAATATTATTCTTTGTCAGGAAGTTCAACAAAATCAGCATCTTCTATGTTAATGCTAAATTGTTTTTCTATTTCTTTGAGTTTTTCTTCTACTTCAACTTTAGATAATTGATCAATAGATCCTGTCAATATTTCTTTTCTATCAATATAAAGTCCTGCTGCCTGTCCTCTGGACTTTTCAGCTGCAACTGCAGCGGCCCAATTTCCTGACTCTTCAGCTCCTCTAGACAAATCATCCAGGCGTTTTATATGTCTTGAGTAACTAACTTTATACTTCTCTTGCCATTCTCTACGTAATCTTTCTATCTCGTCTACAACTTGAGGAAACATCTTTGGATTTTGTAAGTTGGAAGCTTGTTGTTTGCAGGCCTTTTCAGAGTAACCTGCTTCTTTGGCACAATCAGAAGCTGACATTCTATCACCTTTACTGACAATGAGGGTAGCAAACTTGATTTGCTTAGGCGTCAATTTATTCATATAGTTGTATATACAATATATATATTTAAAAATAAATCTTTTATTTCTTGTGCAAGGCATGATAGTAAACCTTTGTTCTACGTAGAAGCGGTTACCTGAGTTACCTGGTCCATGAGCCGTAAGTAACCGATAAGTAACCGATAAAACATAGTAAATACAGTAGGTTACTTCAAAAGTTACCTCGGTTACCTCATTTTCAGAAAAAAACACAAAAAGAAAAAACAAAATAATTTCTATGCAACTATAAGGTAAAAAAATACTTCTACAAAACTCGTTTTTAGTATAATATTTTGCTGTTATAACAATCAATCAACAAGGATAAGACATGTCAAAAGTAAAAGCAGTCAAAGAAACCTTTAAAAAGGTAACAGGTGTATTTCCATTTGTAGGATCCAAAAAGAAAGCTCCTTCTAATAAAAAAACATCTGAATTTGTCTCTAGAAGAATGCAAACTCCTAAACCTAAACGGTTAGCAGAAGAACTAGGAATAAGTGTAGAAAAACTTAAAAAAGCTTTTGCTAAAGCTAGAGATGTCAAATCCAAACCAAAAAAACCCACACCTTTTAAACGTAAATCAATGAATGAAATCAAAGGCGTAAGGCCGTTGAGTAGAATTAACGTTAAAAAGAAATCCTAGGAGGAAAACAAAATGCCAAAAGGAATGTCACCAAAAACAAGAAAAGATAGAATCAATAAAAATAAAGCAATGGATACAATGAAAGCAGGAGCAGCAGGACTAGCAGGTGCTCTAGCTAAAATAAAAACTCTTGAGGAAAGAATTAAAAAAATGAAAACCATGTCTCCAGGCGAAAGAAAAGCTAGAACAGGTTCTGCCATAAAGCCTTTCAATACTGACAATATGCCAGGTAAAGAAAAACCTAATTTTAGAAGAAGAAGAAAAATGCTAGCTGAAGCAACGCCTATGGGAAATAAAAAAAGGCAAAGATAATGTCACCTAAAACAAAAAAATCAACAAAAACTAAAATTAAAGTCAAAGTTATAAAAGGACCTAAGCTCGGTATGTCACCTGGTGATCTTAAAGCTAGGATAGGAAAAAGTACCATAGGAGAACCGCAATTACCTAATAGACTTAAAAAACCTAAAAGGAAAAAAATGCCTAAAAAACTTTTAAATAAAAAGGCAGTGCCTAGAGGTATGTAAAAATGCCTATCTCTAGACTACAAATGCCTAAACAATTAAAAGGTAATAGAAGCAAGAAACTTAAAAAACAAGCAGCAACAGCCATTGCTATGAAAAAACGTGGTATAAAGCCAAAAACTAAGTGAAGATACCTAAATTACCTGAATACGTTGAAATGGGGCCTTTTAAAGTCCATTTAAAGCTCGTGAGCCACGAACTAGCATACGAGGTGAGTGAACAACAAGGCTCTTTTCATTCAAAACCACCCATGACTATTGTCTTAGATGAGAATATCATGGCCATGGAAAACGAATCAACATTAAACGTCCTGGTCCACGAGCTGTTTCACTTGTGCTACTATCAATATGAACTAGAAAAGATAACAGAAGAAGAAAATATCGTGAACGCTTACGCTAATTTTACGACAGAATTACTAACGAGAAGTAATCTCAAAGACTATCTCATACATCTCATGACCAAGAAACTTAACTAATGACACTTAAATTCTTTTTAGTAGGTGTCTTTTGCATCACTCAGCCTATTGAAGATTGTGTCCGTGTTGCGGGAACCTCGTACTATGATACAGAAGAGTCTTGTATCTTAGCTGCAAATAACTTTGACAAGTTTATGAAATCAAAAGATCCGACACACATGACAACTATGAATTGTGTTGCAGCTTATCCTATCCCTGAAGATAAAGTTTCTACTTACTTCTAAATACTCTCGGAAATCTACCGTCTACCTTATAACAAGTATAAGCGTACTGCCAATCTCTGCCGTACTCAGTCATACAAAACTGCTTAACACCATCGTCCATATGTAATTGAGGGGTTTTAAATATATTCTTTAATAATTTTAACATGCCCATAATATAGGCACGAACAAGTCAATGACTATTGTTCTTTTGATATATCAGATATGTATTCTTTGACAATTTTAGATATGTCCTCATGTAAGACTTTTATATTACCCAGATCTATCTCACAAGGACGACCAATATTATCCTGGATATCTTTTATTTCGTCTTTGGTATGACTAACGTAAAGCTTACCCCCTTGATAAACTATTCTCATTTGTCATCATCACAAAGACATTTACGTTTTTCTTTCTCAGCTTCTAGTTCTTCATTGAGTTCACCATTGATCCTGCGATGAAACTCATTTAACTCTCTTTGATCTCGTAACTGCTCTCGTAAAGTAGCATTTTCTTCTGCTAAAGATTTAATCCTATCTTCTATGTTATCTTTTGTCATTTTCTAAACCTATCTTTAAACTTCTCTTTGTTAATTTCATATTGCCGTGTTCCGATAACCCATAACAAAAAGATTACGAAACTCAGCTGCAGAATTACAACTCCAAACAAAGCATATACTAATATAGTCACTTGCGTCTCCTATTCTTATATCGAGAAGAGCGTCTCTTTCTTTTCTTAGAACCAAGCTTACGCCTGCCTTTATGAAATCCTGCTCTTCCTGTGTGTGCCACTACTTATCTATACCTTTACCAACGTCTGTTCCGGGAACCTTGGATCGTAGGTGTATATTAAACGACATAGATCTTCTTTCCCCTTCACTACGAAACGGATAGACCTGGTGCGTCAACCAACTAGGAAATAAATAGAGATCACCTATCTGTGGTTTCACAAGCCAGGAGTGTTTCGCAAATGTATTCGCAACACTACCCAAGAACTCGAGACAACCCACACTAGGGTAATGATCTTCTCTTCTATATTCTTCTTCGTAGCCAGAAGGTATTTTTAAAAAGAATACACCTGATAGCTGCGCATCATGAATATGGAGAGGATTAAAATCTCCTGCGTATTGACTCACAACCCATGAACTATAGCTCATGACTGTGTTCTCAGCATTAAACTGATTAGGAACTAACTTCATAATATACTCTGTAGCTAATCTATTAATAAGTTTCTCTAGTCCTGCTATTTCACCTAACGACAAGGCCACTTCTTTTTTGACGTTACCTGCTAGGTTAGCACTGTAATCTAATTGTTCTGATTTTTTATCATCATTAAGTATTTCGTCTGCTCTTAAATTAATGGCATCTACGACTGTTTGAGGAATAGAACTTTTGAGAACTCTTGGTCCAAACGGAGTGAAGATGTCATATGATACTTGATGTTCTTTCATAATAACCTCTCTGAAACTTGTGCCTGTCTCTCCAGGCTGTCACACCACTTCCTATCTTTTGAGGGGTAAGGATAAATCATCTAGGTGTCAGACTTCTGGTTACCTTCTGCAGTAAATCCAACAGATTCTACTCCAAAAGGATTGGATCTGAGAATGTCTTCTTTGACAGAGACTTTCTCAATGGGGTAGTCAAGAAACGGAATCGGTTTGTAATAAGGAGATCCAGGAGGAAATTGCAAAATATCAATCCAGTTCCTATCCTTGACTTTCTTTTGCACATCAGCAACGGCTGCTTCTGCTGAGTCATGCAAAACTTTATATGTAATAATCTGTCTTTGACTGACAGCTACTTCAAATTCTTTTTTTTCATCATTTTTACTAATATCGTTGATATCTATGACTTTTTTTTCTTCTTTTAAGACGTCTACAGCCTCTTGTAGAGTATGGTCTGCATGATCGGTTGTCACATATTTTAATAAAACTTTAATTGCTTCGTCTTTTGTCATTTCTTTTTTCTCCTTTATTTCTTCTATGTGTAAGCATCCACACCATATGCACGACATGTTCGGATGTTCGGGGCACATGCACTGTGGACAAAAACTCATTTTGTTTTTCTATTGTCAAATTCCTTGTTACATAAAAACTCAATAACTTTACCTACTGATCTAAAATCATCGGCACCAAGTTTTTTTAACTTTTGCCAAATCGGCAGCTTAACTGCTACTGATTTGTATTTAGTTACATCTGTCATTCTTAACTCCTAAAATAATATTGTTATTACTATGATGACAAACAATATCGGTTTCCAAAATAGTATAGCTAAAGCTAGGTATAACAATATATTCATACATCAACCCATTTTATACTGTATTTTATGGGATAAGTCAATGTAATGTCCTATCTAGATCCATGTCAGGTTCAAATTCAACTGTCTTTTCAATGTAGAGAATAGCATTACAACTAGGGCATTTATAAAGATTTTCACTTTTACTAATTTTTACAGGAGCTATCTCTTCTTTACAAACATCACATTCAAAAACTAGATCTTCTGTATCGTCCCCCATGAGCCTCCTATCTTTGGATCTACTTTACTAGGTACTTCTAGTTCTACACAATTTTCCATAATATCTTTTATTAACTTAATATCTTTTTCATCTTTACAAGAACAATTTAATTCATCATGCACTTGTATGTGAGGCGTGATACCTGCTTTGTAAACTTCTATCATAGCTTTTTTAGTTTGATCTGCTGCACTACCCTGGATAAGTTTATTTAATGCTTTGTATATAAATGCTCTTTTGAGATTAGATCCATATTTTCTAATAGCATCATCTCTTTGTAAAGCTTTATGAACTCCCCACTTTGTAGGCTCCCATAAATCAAAATGACATATACGACCTAATATTGTTCTGACCTGGCCATTATCATTTGCTGACTTACTAGCTAGATTCATTAATTGTTTTACAAACGGAACACGACTGTGATATTTCTCAAATAATTCTTTTGTATCTTCTTCTCCTATACCTAACTGACTTCCAAGTTTCTTCATACCCATACCATAGAACAGTCCGAGGTTCACGGTCTTAGCAACTTTTCTCTCTATACCTGCGATGTTAGCAGCTATCAAATGAAAGTCTGTGTCAGGATCGTTGTTGTAAGAATCTGTAAAATCATCTGCACCATCAAGTCCACCATGAGTTAAAGCTGCAAAATGTACAACTAGTCTTGGTTCTTGTTGTGAATAATCAAAACTACCCCACTTAGATCCTTCTTCTGGAATAAATAAAGATCTAATCATAGGACCTATTTTTTCATTACGAGCAGGTATCTGTTGTAAGTTAGGATTAGACATACTCAAACGACCTGTAATCGTACCACCCTGGTCAGATTTTAATTGATTGATCTCACCATGGATACGACCATTAGTTTCATGTTTAAGTAGGGAGTCTATAAAAGTAGAACGAGCTTTGAATAACTCTCTAGCTTCTACGATCTTACTAGAAAACGGATCATTAAGTGTTGCTAAAAAGTTTTTATCAAAGCTTGGCAAACCGCTTGGAGTTTTGTTATACTGTATACCCTTTTTATCAAACGCTTTTGCAACTGATGTAGGGGCAAAAACCTCTACTTCAAATCCAACTTCTTTCTTTAAATATCTTAGTATAGTGTTTTCTTCTTTTTGAATCTGTTTCTTTAAATTATTAGCCTTGTCTAGATCTATTCGAACCCCTTTCCATTTCATGTCTACCAACACAGGTAGAAGTTCTGTTTCTAAATTGAAGACACTGTTTAATTCTTGTCTACTTATTTCAATTTTAAGAGCTTTCCATAGCCTTAGAGTCATAGCTGCGTCTTGTTCTGCATAAGGACCTACATATTGATAAGGTAGTTTATACATTTCAGCCTTGGCATCTATTTGCCAGGCCTGTGCAGCTTCATATAATAAACTCTCATCTTTCTTTTCTTGTATATAATCTCTAGCCACTGCATTCAAATTGTATTGACCAGGCATTCTGTTCTCGTCAATCAAAGCTGCAGCTATCATAGTATCAATAATTCTACCTTTGACATTGATACCCCAACGCTTTAACCAACCTACATCATAACTTGCATTATGAAATATTTTATCTGCATCGTTTTCAAAACTTTTTTTAAATATTTCTCGAACTATATCTTCATCGAAGTTACCGCCACCTTCATGTCTTATAGGATAATAACCTTTGAATCCATCAACCGCTATGGCTATGCCTGCTACATGGCCTTTGCCTGTAGCCCAACCTGGTCCGGTGTCCTTGATACTAGGATCGTAAGTCTCTAAATCTATTGCTATTTCTTTTGCCTGTGATAAATCAGGAAAAGACTCAGGAGCGTTCCACTCCTTAGGAGGTTCAAATAGTGGTCTTTGTGTCGACATATTCTATCTTAACTCTCATTTTTTTCTGTTTACTATTTAACATTCTATTTATTCTCACACCTTTTTGTCTACCACTTTTACGAAGTGAGGTAGTTTTGGCATCAATAAGTTTACAGTTTCCATTTTCATCTACAACCACTAAATCAAAAGGACTTTGAGGACACAAAGACATTGCAACCCAATAACCTTTTTTGATATATTGAGAAGCTAGTGTTAATTCACCTATAACACCTTTTCTACTTTTAGAAATTTCACCCATGAAAAGCCTCATGAAACTCTCTGTCAGTTTCTGATCTAACTAAATGTAAGGCTTTTTTAGCTCGTGTCATACCAACATAAAATACTCGTCTTTCATCATCTGGATTTTGAAAATAAGATTCATCCGCTTTTCTAGGAAGATCAGTAACCAACATAACATTATCTGCTTCACCACCTTTTGCACCATGTATAGTTGATAAATTGATCCGTGGTTCTTGATTCAGTTTTTCTTTTCTACGTAACAAGGAAACTATATAAGTAACTTCGTGAGCAGGCATTCGATCAAGAGCATGATGCCATATTCTATGAGAAGGCACCATCAAACCATGATAAACACTCAACTCTTCGAAGGTATATAATTTTTCAGGATCTGCCGTAGACAATCCTTTATGACCATAAGCTACACCTTTTTTAACAGTCATATAATGATACATTGTTCTTATTCTATCTACTGATATTGCTTTTTTATTTTTAGATAAATCAGTCCAAGCCATGATAGCTGTTAGTCTTTTTGTGCTAACAGAAGGTATACCATACATAGAATAGTAAAAACCTCTGACTCTCATCTCCTCTGCTATTTGTTCTAAAGTATAATTATCTCTAGCCATTATGAGCCATTGTCCCTTGTCTTTTTCTATTTGTTGATAGACAGAGTTACGTGTAACATGAGTCAATACAGATCCCCGACTTTCAGAAGTTTTAGGTGCCCATACTTTTGGTATTCTATTCTTAACTTTATTAATTAATTTTGTAGCTATTTTGTGAACTTCTAAAGGAACTCTATGTGACTTATCTAATATAAATCTTTCTCCATTTAATCCTATTAAATCTTGTGGATTAGCACCTGCCCATTTAAATATAGACTGATCATCATCTCCTGCTACATAAACTCTAGCAGCTTTATTCATAATTTTTTTAACCATAGTCCATTGTATAGGCAATAAATCCTGTGCCTCATCAATAATAAAAACATCAAACTCAGGAATAATTTCATCATTATTGCTTTTATTAAACTGTATAATCATGTCAGTAAAGTCATATAAATTGCGAGTTTTTTTATACTCTTTGATACCATCTGCTATGTATTTAAGTTTCATCCAACCTCCTTCAAGATGACCTATTTCCTGAAACTGCTGTTTCAAAGTTATGTTACGCACTCTTGCCATATCTATAACTTTAGCAAAGACATCATCTTGCATTTGAAAACCAAACGTATCCATTTTACGATTAGTATTAGAAAGTTTTATACCTAATAAATTAGATAGCTCTCTAAAATGTTCGTCTTTCATAACATCGTTTTTAGTAACACCTAGCTGTCTAAAAGCCAAACTATGTAATGTTCTAAAATACATAAAATCTTTTTTATCTAAATGTTGGAAACGACTCATAGCCCTGGTCCGTGCTTCATTAGCAGCTTTTACTGTGTAAGCAAAGTAACCTATACGTGTAGGATCAGTGCCATCAGCTAGCTCTTCTTCTATTCTTCTCAAAAGATATTCTGTTTTACCTGTACCAGGGGGACCTAAAATTATTTTTGTTTTCATTAGAAAGGTGTAGTAGATGCTAAATCAGGCAAAGGTAAATCAGTTGCATCTTTTTTATCTAACTCCTTAAATTTATTTGGTATATACCAGAGATGATATAACTTACCTCTAATTTTTTTCTTTGTAGAATCACCATCAAGTTCTCTAATCCTGGCACACATTTGTGTCGAACTAAAATTACTAAATCTTTTCTTTGTTAAATAATTTTCTAACGAAGTTAATCTAAAATAAGTTACTTCTTCATCCTCAGGTGTCCATGCTTTATCAATTAATATCTCATCAATAGTCATGGCTTCACCTTGATCTGACAAGAAAGATTCTAAATAATTATCGAACCTGCCTACTTTTGTGACCTCTTCAGGCATCTCTATAACCTCTACAACTGCTAGTAAACTTTGTATACGAGCATCCCAATCACGAGCTGCCATTTTATTAGGCAACACATTTAATGTATTCATACACGCTTTTCTAAACTTAGCTTGATCAAAGAATTCATCGGTGCCAATACAAAGTCTACGTCCATCTACATTTAAGAACCAAACAGATTCATCTGACTCGTATTTTGTAAGATCTGTTACAGTATGATTGTAATCGTTACCAATACCGTACTGTCTAGCCTTACAAAGAGATGCATTACAAACAGAACACATCGGCTGATCCTTACATTTAAATTGATAATCCTTTTTTTCATGCTGACTAATTGTTTTTAATACCTGTTTAGAAGGTAAAATAGGATCCATAAACTTGTGATTGAAAGCATCTAATTGATCTTGCCATTCTTCAGGCCACTTCTTTTTGGCATATACTGCATACTGATACAAAGTATTATCTCTACCACCTTCAGGTATTTTTTCATTCATAAGATGTTCTAGACATGGAGGACCATCAAAACCTACTGAGGTTGTTTTCTTAGTTGCAGAAATTCTTTTTAAATCAGCCTCTGTTAAAGCATGATCATTATGTAACTTAAAAAATTCTAATAAAGTATAAGCTTTACCTTCTTTTGTAATTGCAAAACGTTCTGTTATCTCAGGATTACTACCACCAAAATAAGGAAGGTTCAGAAAGTTACCTGTATCACCACGATCAGCTCTTATCTCTATTTGTTTTGGAAATATTTCACAGTTTGCAAAGCCGAGAAAAGCTGCAAAATCAGATAGTTTTTCTCTCATTAGCTGCGCAGTTACAGGTTCTTTTACAAATATAAATATATGTGCTCCACCTGATTTTGATCTACAAACTATGAGAGGTAATTTTTTTGAAGTAATTTTTTGTACAAGTTCTTTGAGATTAAGAGGATACATATCAACATCAATACACCCCCAATAACATTTAGAATCATCCATGATAGGTATGATACCTAAGCTAGGTTGTTTACCATCTAAATGATCTTGCCACATTTGATCTGTGATCTGACCTTTAGTTATGTAAGCCTTACCTCCTTGCTTACCATTTTCTTTTTGTTCACCAACACGATATTGTCCATAGGCTCTATCCAAGCCTCTGAAAATACTTTTGAACGTACCTATATCGTATTCTAACATTTCCTACCCCTTGAGAAAAAAGGGGGCGTTAGCCCCCTAATTAAATTAGAATGGTGTTTGACTAGTACCAGATAATTCCTGGTCCTGTTCTGGTTTTGCTTGTACCTCACCTGATTTAATACTTGAATGAAAAAGCTTTGCTTGATTATACAAGTCCATGTTAGTTACAGGCCCAACTAATTCAATCTCCCAACCGAACCATTTGCCTTTATCATTGTCTTCTTTTTTGACTTTGAGTTTGTACATATGGCTAAATGAAGGAGGATTAAAAGGTCCATTAGATCCTGGTATCCTAATATTAAGCATCATGGAGTTCCATTTTCTACTCTTCTTGAGTTGAGTAGATTTCATTGTGATCAAAGCAGGAGTGCCAACGCCTGTCTTTGAATCGTATACAATTACAAAATGGTTTGCATTTGCTTCAATATAGTTACCGTTTTCTAGATAATCCTTATTATCCTCTTTATTTCTAGTAGTCTTAGTCAAGATGTCACTGTTAGCATCGTATGTGGCTTGAGGTGGATTACCTTTACCTCTAGTAGGAAGCCATTCTGCGTACTGTCTTTGATAAGCACAAGGCACAACTATGATACCTTCTTTGCCATCAAAAGCATCACCAGTAACATTGTTATAAATTTGTCCCATCTTGAGGTTCTCATTTGCCTCAAGTTCATCAGAACCATTCATAAGAATTTTTATTCTTGGTGTTGCTAGATCGTCTTGTTGTAAGTCTTGAAGACCTAAAGAAGCATCTGCTTCAAAGGCTCCTACTTCTACAATAGAAGCAGTTTTTTTCTCAACAACTTCTTGTTGCTGAGGTTTCGTTTGTGCGTTTTGCGTCATTCGTTACTCCTTGTTATATTTTTCGTTTCTGTACGAGTTTTGTTTTATTGGCTACGTACACACCAAATTCGTCTGGCAAAGACACGCCCTTTTTGTGTTGCTCAGTTACGAATGCTTTCATAGTTTGATAGTGCACATCTTCTTTTTCTGTGCCTGCCATTCCTAAATCTTGTATAGCTGCTTTTAATTTAAGTGCCTGTGAGTCTTCACCCATACCAAAAGATACTGAAACATTGTTTTTAATTATGTCACCATATCCGTTGTCCCTGAGCCAAGCATAGCAGAAAGGTCTATCAGCAACCTTTACGCCAGGTCTTATCTCTTCAGATATTTTTACTTCAGTTCCATTATCTAATGTAATACTAGACAAACCCTTTTCAGCTAAGAAAAGAGGAATGTCTTCTTCAGACAATTTTCTTGCAGCTTCTTTTTTTTCTTTTAATGAATTTTCAAGTTCAGCAACTTCTTGTTCTGCAAATTCAAGTTGCTTACATTTATCTGCTAAAGCTTTTAATGAAGTATCATCGACATCTGCAAAGACGTCATCTTCAAAGTTGATTTCCGTTTTGTTCATTCTCATTTCTCCTTGTGTTTATTTCTATAGGAAAATATTTTTCTCTTCTCCTATCCCACTTCAAAACTTTGAAGCGTCCCATATTTATATCAGAAGCTACAGCACATGCAATACCTATTATGCTTGGATCACCAATTAATAATAAATAATCATCATCATTAAAGTCTTTTAAAACTTTTTTTATTTTATTTGTGATGGGATCAGGACTTAAAATTAATTGTAAACCAGGTTCTATTACTGATTTTAAATTACCATATTCCTCAGCACTGAGGACATCCTTGTATGGCATTTCTTGAATTACGTAAACTGTCATTCTAATTTTCTTTTTTCACAATACACTTGATTTATTTTTTTTGCAAGTATATATTTATGGGAGAAATAAGGAGAATATAGAAATGCAAGATTATACTTACAAAACAAAACCTTTTTTACATCAACAATCAGTATTAGAAAAGTCCTGGGATCGTGTTTCCTATGCATTTTTTATGGAGATGGGAACAGGTAAATCAAAAGTATTGATAGACAACTTAGCCATTCTTCATGAAAAAAGAAAAATTAATGGCGTTCTTATAGTTGCACCAAAAGGTGTTTATAGAAACTGGATGAACCAAGAGTTCCCTAAACATTTACCTGATAGAATAAAATCAAATATTGTTTGTTGGACACCTTCACCAAATAAAAAACAAAAAGAAGAATTTGAAGGTTTAAAAGTTTTTAGTGAAAACTTAACAATATTTTTAGTAAATGTAGAAGCTCTTAGTACTACAAAAGGATACACAGCTGCGTTAGAGTTTCTAAAATCACATTCAACTTTAATGGCAATTGATGAGTCAACTACAATCAAGTCACCTACCGCTACTAGAACCAAAAGTGCAATCAAGCTAGGTAAGTTTGCTAGATATAGAAGAATTTTAACAGGTTCTCCTGTTACTAAATCACCCTTAGATTTGTATACTCAATGTGGTTTTTTAGATGAGAGTTTACTTGGATACAGTTCTTTCTGGGCATTTAAATCTAGATACGCTTTGATGTCTCAAAGAAATGCTGCAGGCGGTGCTCATAGCTATAATCATATTATAAAGTATGTAAGGCTAGATGAGTTGAATGGTAAGCTAGAATCCTTTTCATCACGTATTTTAAAAGAAGAGTGTTTAGATCTTCCTGAGAAAATATACATGAAGAGAAGTGTAGAGCTTACTTCTGAACAAGTTAAAGCCTACAATGAAATGAAACAATTTGCAGTTGCAGAGTTAGAGGATAAAACAATGACAGCTTTTTCAGCATTGACTCAAATGATGAGATTGCATCAAATAACTTGTGGTCATGTCACAACAGATGATGGCACAGTGCAAGAAATAAAAAGTAATCGTGTAAAAGAATTACTAAACCTATTGGAGGAAACAGATGGTAAAGTTATTATTTGGGCTAATTATAGATACGACATACAATCAATTACCAAAGCCCTGGAAACAAAATATGGAAAAGAATATGTCGCTAGCTTTTATGGCGATACGCCTGTGGACCAGAGGGATCAGATTATATCTAACTTTCAAAATAAAGAAAATAACCTTACTTACCTGGTTGCTAATCCAAAGACAGGAGGTTATGGTCTTACTCTTACTGCTAGTCATACTGTGGTTTACTACAGCAACAACTATGATTTAGAAATTAGATTACAATCTGAAGACAGAGCACATCGTATTGGACAAAAACATAAAGTTACTTATGTAGATCTTATTGCTGATAAGACAGTGGATGAAAGAATAGTTAAAGCTTTGCGTAGCAAAATTGATATTGCTACAGAGGTTTTAGGTGAAGATCTTAAAAGTTGGTTGGTATAATTATTTCATTTGTGATAGAGGATTAGCTAAAGTCTTTTGTATAACATCAGTTATCTTTTCCTCTAGCGCTGTCATATCATCTTCAATTTCTTGTATAGCATGTTTTATATCAGATGAATTTTCACGAGAGTCTTGCTTTACTTGTTGTTCTACATCTTCAATAATTTTTTCTACTCTACGTAAATCTGTTCGTAGATCATTTTTTAATTCATTGGCCACATCTGATATTAGTGAAACTTCACCAAGTAGCATGGTCATTTCTTGCATAATCATTTCTACTTCAGTTTGTAGAACAGCAACTTCTTTGTTCATCTTCTCTTCTGTTACTGCTAATTTTTTATCAAATCCGCTTAGATCGGGGGCCACATACGCAGAAACTACTTCCTTAAAATCAGTGTAATCTTTATATGCAACGAAGGCACCGTATAATCCACCAATCAATGTTGACAGTGCAACAAGTAATCCAAAGATCTTTCCACCTTTAAATTTTACGCCACCGAACTCAGCTTCCATATTATTTTCCTACCTTTTTCATAGCTATTTTATGTGCAGCTGTAAAAGTTTTACCTTTTAACATTGCATCTTTCATAACTTTCATGTGTTTAGCTGTATGATGTACCTTGTGTTTAGCCATCGTATCTTTTTGTTTTTTTGTTAGGTCTTTTTTCATTATTTATACTGACTGTCTATCATTTTATCCATAAGACTGTCGCTTCCTCCAAACATTAAATATTGTCCAATATTATTAGTAGGTATAATATTATCAGGAATGGTTTCATTAGTAAAGAATGCTTCTAAGTCAGGCATTAGCTTTTGTGTATCAAAGAATGATTTTGTATTACCAAGAATTTGCATAACAATCAACGTTTTTGTTTGAGCTGCATCATCATATCTAGCTTTATCATCAATCTTTTTGACTATTTTACTTGCAGCTTTTTCTTTAGCTGAAGGTTGTTTTTTAGGTTCTTTCTTTGGCTCTTCTTTTTTTTCTTCTTTTTTAGGTTCTTCTTTAGTCTCTTCTTCTACCTCTTTCACTTCTTCAGGTGCTTCTTCTTCAGGTTCTTTTGTCTCTTCAACTTCTTCTACCTCTTCAGGAGCTTCTTCAGGCTCAGGTTCAGTCATCTCAGGTTCTTCTTGAACTTCTTCCATTTGAGGTTTTGTTTCCTCTACTTCTGTTTCAACAGGTTCTACTTCAATCTCTACTTCAGGTTCTGTTTCCATAGGCGGAGGCACGTCCTCCATCTCCATCGGTGGTGCTATCTCTTCTACTGAGGCCATCATATCAGGAGGAGGGGGCATATCTTCTAGTGAAGGTAGTTCTAAATTCATTTCCATTTCAATCTCTATAGATACAGTTTCAATATTAATTGGCATTTCAAAATCCATATTCATTTCAGGTGGTGGTAATAGATCCATTGTGACAGGTGCGTCGTAAGTTACATCATAAGATACCTCTACATAATCAAAGTCCGTTTCTAATTCCTGCATTTCCATTTCAACAGATTCATAAGTCACTTCTTCATACTCAGGTTCAAAAGGCATAAACTCTATCTCACCAATATCGTTGGTAGATATGTCATTAAATTCAAAGACTTCTTCTGCAAAGTTTATCTCTGTATCTAAAAGATTGAGATAATAAATTTCTTCTATTGTAGTTATTTGTTGAGTAATAATTGTGTTAATTACATTATAAAATACGTTGACACTCACATCATCAAAGACTGGGCCTACGGCAAGATTGATATCTCTACCACCTACTTCAATGGTAACTCTATTTAATACACCACTGAAATCGAAAGACCCGTTATAAGATTGGTAGCCTGTTGATACTCCAGACTCAGACAAGATGTCAGTGCCTGAAAAGACCTGACTATTTCCGTTAAGTCCTGTAACGTGCATGTATATTCGATCTTGATCATCTTGTTTATCTACCTCAATAGAATAAGTTACTTCACCACCATTACTAATATTGAGTTCAGAGAAATCAACTGTTTGTATAAACGTGGTCCCCATTCCTGGAACTCCCATTGTCGAAGTAGTATTACCTGATCCTGTAATAGCTGCACATTTATCTGTTCCTAATCCATAACAACCATTACCTGTAGGCATACTAGCAGGACCTTGGCCACCCCAATCAATATCCATGTCTCCTTCGTTTCCTGAAGAAACATAACCATTAGTGCCGTCTAAAAGGTCTCCAGAGTCTGGATTAGTGACAGTTACTTCAGTGTTTGTGACAGTAGTTGTGGTTGTTGTAACAATTTCTGTACCTAAGTCTTCTTCAGTAATGTCAATTTGTGTATCTTCAGTGGTTGTTACGCCAGGTGTACAAAGACCTAAAAAATTTTTACCTGTTGCGTCAGGTAAACAGTCTGCTTTAGAATAAGAGGAGACCAGTAGTAAGAATAAACATAGCTTTAAAAAGAGCAATCTGGTTAGCATCACTAAACTCCTTTGTTTCATCTTTTTTTATTTGCAAATAATCTTCTTTGTAAGGAGAACCCTCTGGAATTTTTTCAGGATTTTCTTCCCAATAAGCTGCAGCTTCAGCACCGATAAATCCGTTTACAGGGCACGGGGTCCCTGCATTTTTCATTGATGTCCAGACACGATGGTCCTGACACAACAAACTCACTGCTGCCACCTTCATGCC